TTACGTATTATTCGTGCCTTCCTTATTTTTACTGTGGGACATATTTGGGACAGAAGTACCAAAAATCGAGTCAATTTGTCGAGCATGTTCAGTCAGGTGATTTGGTGCCAGATGAGCATATCTGCGAACCATTTCGATAGACTCCCAGCCACCCATTTCCTGCAATACCGAAATCGGAACGCCAGCCTGAACTAACCAGCTTGCCCACGTGTGCCTCAGGTCATGAAAACGGAAGTCTTCAATGCCTGCTCGTTTTAATGCTGACCTCCATGCAGTATTAGCGTCATAGCGCATCTTCCTCACTACAGGTGATTTAGTTCCGTCTGGCTTGGTGCTGCTTTCCTTGTAGACGAACACCCATTTGTGATGATTGCCTATTTGCTTTTTCAGCACCCGGCAAGCAGTATCATTCAGCGCCACGCCAATGGCCTGATTGGACTTACTTTGTTCCGGGTGTATCCATGCCACCTTTCGCTGCATGTCTATCTGCTGCCACTCCATATTGATAATGTTAGACCGCCTTAAGCCAGTAGAAAGCGCAAACTCTACGACTGACTTTAGCGGTTCCGGGCATTCATCAATCAACCTTTTTGCCTCGTGAGGCTCAAGCCAGCGGATACGCTTATTTTTCGGCTGAGGAACTTTGATGATCGGAGCCTTATCCAGCATCTTCCATTCGCGTTCAGCAGCCCGGAGGAGTGCCTTAATGAATGAAAGGTGAGTTGCTTTTGTGGCTACTGCTGCCGGCTTAGGCTTGAATACTGGAGGCTGCTTCCCATTCTTCCTGCAAGCTTCATCCATTAACTTCCAGTTTTCCTCATGCCGCCGATTAGTCATCTTCTGGATGGCGGAGTAAATCTTCGTCTCGGTAATATCCTTCAACTGCATCCCTGCAAAATGCTGGAGCCAGAATCCTATCCGACTCTTGTCATCATCCAGCGACTTCTTATGCGCCTTCTCCTCTAACCACCTGACACAGGCCTCCTCAAAAGTCATGTCAGGCGTCTCTCCTAATTTATTTACCCTCCATGCTTCTGCCTTCAGTTTGTCATGAAGCTCTGTGGCCTGCCTTTTGTCCTTTGTCCCAAGAGACTGCTTAAATCTTTTGCCGTTCGGCAATGTGAAACTGGCGTACCAGGTTTCACCTCTGCGGAATAGTGACATTTCAGTTCCTCTGTTATGTCATCACCCGCGCTCACCTGGACAGTATGCAGCGGAGATTGAAGTGCCGCAACGCAGGCTTGTCGTGTGGTGAGGTAAGGGGATTTAGGTTTGGAAGGGTCTTTGCGTGTTGCCTGAAGGCGGCCTGTGCGAATCCAGTTTGTAGCGGTAGGTCTGGATATCTTGAGAAATGCACAGGCCTCATCGAGTGTGAGACTGTGTGATTCCATGATTACTCCACAGCTTCTTCTTCAACTTCATTCGCGATGTCGTAGAATTTCCCGTAAGTTATTTTCTTGAAGCTGTCAGGGATAACAACTTCGCCATGCCTCTCTTCTTTGTTATTTGGTATTGCAAAAATAAGACAATCATTGCGCTTCGGGTGCTTACCGCCATACGTTGATAACATAACGAAACCAAGTCCACGGCCCGATTGACCACCAATTCCTGTACGCATAATCCCGTAGTGGTTGGTTATGTAGTAATTCCATTCAGGCAAGGATTTTAGCTTGGCGTTAGCGTTATGCATGATTGCATCCAGCTCTTTGTTGTATGCGCGGCCTTCCTTTGTGTTTCCCTTTCCTCGCGCTATCACAACTCTCTTCCCGTCCCAAAAATCCTCGCGTTTGATTGTTATCTGGCATGGGAATTCATATCCTTTTTCCCAAACGAAACTTTGCAGCAAGCCACCTCCACCACCCCAATTACGAGTTGTTGTCCATGCTATAGCACCAACCTGTTCTGCTGCGGCTGGGAGGATAGAATTACGTTGTTCGTTAATGGTATCGTATGAACTGATAAGTTCCTTAACATCATCACCTTCAACCATGTAGTAATCGTAATACTTGCTCTGGTCTGACATTATCTATCTCCAATAAAAAACCCACCGTAGCGAGTTCAGATAAAAGAAATCCCCGCGAGCGAGAGGATTGTTATTCATTGCCGATATTCACCTTTATCGCGAATACCTTCACCAGTTTATCGCCGAAGTGGGGATGTGTGATTGTCTTGATTTCATATCCGTCGTACGGAACATCAATTCTGCGACTGGAATCGTCGCGCTTTGGATATCCCTTTGTGATAATCAGTCGGTCATACTCGCGGAACATAATTCGCTTATTCCAGTAGTCATTACACAGGCGATACTCTTCCGTTTTCTCTCCGCGAATCATGGCATCGAAGTATACACCTTTAACGGCAAGTTGCAGGTTAGCCACGGTTAACCTCCTGCGGTGGCTCCGGTAGCGGCATCCAGTGGGTTACACCGATAATTTCCATACCCTCCCAATAGTCAAAGAACCCATCATCGTCGTATGTAGCAACGAACATCCCCTGACCCAGACATTTTCCGGTAAAAATTGCGATGGGTTTAGATTCATCATTATCCGGCATTCGCTCACTACAGCTTATCCAGCCATCCGGAATTACCGGAGAGTTGCCATTCACATCGAAATTTGGTTCAGCGTCCTGAACCAGAAGAATGTAGCCATTCTTTGCTGTGTCCAGTTCTGATACCTCGGTGACAGTACCGAAATAGCGATTCCCGGCATCAGCATCACAAGTGCTGACATCAATGGACACCTCCATGCCTTCGATTAATTCTGGCAACTCGTAAGTTTGGCTTACAGGTTGGTTTAGTTTTTCTAAGTCATGATGCAGGGCGGCGCGAACTGTACGCGCAATTCGTTCACGTAACTGTTGTGTGCCGTGATACTCAATAGCAATATCATGCAGCTCGTTTGTAAGCGACTCGTCAGAACCGTATTGATATTTACTGAGAGCTCAGATCAACTTTCCAGGGCAACAGATCGCGTACCCGGTTTGCCGGCCAGTCCTGGATATGTTCAATGACGTAACGCAGCCACTTTTCTGGCTCCACATTGTTCAGACGGCATGTGCCGATCAGCGAGTACAACACCGCCGCATGTTCACCACCGCTGTCGGAACCCGCGAACATCCAGTTTTTCCGGCCTACGGCCACTCCCCGTAAGGCGTTCTCTGCGATGTTGTTGTCGATTTCCACCCAGCCATTACTGCAGTACACGTTCAGTGCATCCCACTGTTTCAGCAGGTATGCGAACGCTTTTGCCGTATCTGAGTGACGCGACAGTGTTTTCATCTGTTGCTGTATCCAGTCATACAGTGACTGCATCAGTGGCGCGGCTCTGGCTTTTCTTGCCGCCAGACGCTGTTCTGCTGAACAGCCCCGGACCTCTGCCTCGATGGCATACAGTTCACCGATACGCTGCAGGGCTTCCGTGGTGATGTAGGTGGGCGCTCTTGCATGCACATCGTGGATTTTTCTCCGGGCATGAGCCATACACGCGGCTTCCGTTATTCTGCCGGATTCGTATAACGCCCGGTAACCACCGTAAGCATCGGCCTGAAGCACACCGCTGTAACCGGCCAGGTGATTTTGTGGATGGATACCTTTCCGGTCCGGACTGTACGCGAACCAGACCGCCGGGGGCATCTGTGAACCGGCGTTACGGTCATCACGGACGTAGACCCACAGCCGGGCTGTCCGGGTTTTACCGCTGCCCGGCTCCTGGACCGGGACGGGGATATCATCAGCATGGACTTTACCGGGCATCAGCACATACTGGCGCAGGACGTCATACAGCGGCTCCAGCAGTTCAGCAACAGCACCTGTCCAGCGCCCCAGTGTGGCACGGCTCAGCTCCACTCCCTGACGACGGTATATTTCTGACTGGCGGTATAACGGCAGATGGTCTGCATATTTCCCGGTGACAACATGGGCCAGAAGCCCCGCTCCGGCATAACTGCGTGCAATGGGTTTTGAAGGTACTGGTGCCTGCACGATATGGTCGCACCGGCAACAGGCCTGTTTCGGACGTTGTGTTTCGATAACCTTAAAGGCGCTGCTGATAAGCTCCAGTTGCTCTGACACATCACATCCCAGAGAACTGAGTTCACCACCACAGGCAGGACAGCATTCCTCTTCCGGCCGGATAACCCGGGTTTCACGGGGAAGTGAGGCCGGTAACGGTTTACGGGCTGAAGACTGGCGCAGGGCGGATGGCAGTACCGGGTCATATTGCTCACCCAGCGTTTCCGCCATTTCTTCCTGAAGTGCGCTGATTCGCTCCTGTGCTTCCTGTATCTGCCGTTCGGTTTTTGCACGAAGTTTTTCTGAGCTTTTACCGAACTGCATACGTTGCAGTTTCGCAACCAGCGCCTTCAGCCGGTTGATTTCGGAAGCATAAGCCGCCACCCGCTGTGAGAGCAGGCGGTTGTATTCAGCCATCTGGCGGATGGTGTCCTGTTGCGTCTGCAACAGTGCCCGCAGGCGGGCGTTCTCATGAGCAAGTGAGGTGTCCATATCCTCACTTTACAACGGGTTATATGCGGATTCCAGCGCGTTCCGTTCGTTTCGGGTGCTTCCAGTTGATACCTTCAAGAAGCATGGATAACTGAGCCGGAGTAAGGTGCACCTTGCCGTCACGGGTGACTGGCCAGACGAAGCGGCCCCGCTCCAGGCGTTTGGTGAAGAGGCACAGTCCGTCACTGTCAGCCCACAACACTTTTATCTGGTCACCCCGGCGTCCGCGGAAGATGAACAGGTGTCCGGAGAACGGGTCATCCTTCAGGACGTTCTGAACTTTTGATGCCAGGCCGTTAAAGCCATTTCGCATATCGGTGATACCTGCAACCAGCCAGATACGCGAACCTGCAGGGAGAGATATCATCAGTGGCTGCTCCCTTTTATTTCGCGGATAAGTGTCTGTAATAACGCCGGCGTCAGTTTACCTTTAAGCCTGAGAGTTCCGGCCGGCAGAACCAGCTCACAACACAGACTGTCGGACGGTGTATTTATCTGCTCTGGTTCCTGTGCGGGGGCCGGGATTTTATTATCCGGCTCCGGCGTTAACGTCACGGGAAGCAGTGCCGGCATATTTTTTCCGGAAGGCAGCAGGCCACCTTTCCGGTATTGATGGCGCCAGTTGAAGAGCAGGTTATCGTTGATTCCGTTTTCCCGGGCGATCTGCGCCACACAGGCTCCGGGCTGCAGTGACTGCTCCACTAAGGCGATTTTAAACTCATAAGGGAAGTTGGGCCGCCGGGGACGTTTTTTTACCATGGGGGCTTCGGATATAACGGTGCTTTCAGGACGTACGACTGGTACCGTGGAAAATTGTCCGTAAAGGCAGGCATCAAGTTCCTGCTCCGACATGCCTGCGGGCAAAGGCCACGAAAGGCCAGCTCTCCGAAAGCGCACGAACATACTACAAACTGTTGATTTTGGTACACCCAGGCGACGCCCGGCCACAACCCGGGGTAAATGTTCTTCAAAGTGAAGACGTAAAGCTTCAGTGATCCAGGTCCGGTGTTTCATACGATAGTGTCCATTAAAAATGATGGACATTATTTTTGTAGAGCCGGAGGAAACAGACCAGACGGTTTAAATGAGCCGGTTACGCTCGTTTACAAGCTCCCGGATTTGATTCTCTTTCACGATTTACCTCCGTTGAGCATGGCATTGCGGCAGGCGTTATAGCCTTGCGCAAAGCTCTTTTGATAAAGATTCATGTCATCAGATGTCGCCATTTCATCAGGCACTACCGGCACTGGCTGGGCGTGACGATAGAGCGGGATATCCCCCACCTCCTGGTTTTGTTTACCCCAAATCAAAGAGGTTTCTCGACCCCTGGCAATATGATGAAGATTTCGTTCGTCGGTGAACACAACGGGGTCGGCACCTTTCTCCGCTTCGAGCGATGCCAGCGCGATACGCGCCAGTTCACGCAGGTTTTCGCTATACGGTGACGTGTTATCACGACTGATTACGTGGTTCGCTGTATCAATTAAAATCTGTTTTTGCTGTTCTCTGGTAATAGTGGTCATGGGTTAGCCCTCCCTGTACGGATTTAATTTGTTGTGCAGTTTATTAAATGGCCCCCATACGATGGAGCTATACCACTCGGCTATTTTTTCTGCCTGTACGCCTGCTAACCAGATGAAGAATATCGGTGATATTGGAACCATTAAAATAAGAAAGAGAAGGAAAAATAGAGCCTCTTTAAACCTACTTTGACGTGGATAACTCTTCCGGAATATTTTTGTCATTTCACTCCCCCTTAACCTTGATGTCATCGGCGTCTTGTGCACTAACTATTTCCGCCGCCTGACCGAAAGCGGATACCCACTTTCTCGATTCTTCCAGCGCCAAATCAGGGCGACCTTGCAACAGGCAGCCAACGATATAGCCGTGCGCACCTATGGCTTCTGTGATGAGCTGAATTCCCGTTGGCGTGGTTTGGCTTTGGTTGGCCTCCAGCGTCGCCAGTCGTTCTTCCACCACATCAACGGCGTCAGCGAAACCAAACATATTGCTCCATTCTGGACGCTCTCCTGTTGCGGCCTGGTACATATCGGCCAGTGCAGATTCAGCACTATCACGCTCATTGATAAGCTGCGTCTCGCTGTGTTCGAGTTCTGCTATGCGCTTACTTCCATCAGCAATAACGCCCTCGTAATACTCACGCTGTTCAGCAATACGCTTCTCTGCGGCCTCCAGCTTCTTGTAGAGAGCATCCCAGCTTGTCGAGTTGTCCAGAACCAGCTTTGTAACTCGCTCTTCGCGTGATTTGTAATGCTCCAGCTCATCCAGTAGCGCCAGCATTCGCTCAGCGATAGCCACTTCGTCAGGGAATTCTTTTTCCCATGCCTCATTCAGCAATTTGCAGCTGACAGGATTCATACTGAATCGCTCAACCATGAAGGATGCCAGTTCTTTTGTTTTTGCTGTTACTGCCTGTTTGTCGATGTTGCTCATTGGGCTGACTCCTCGCATTTGTGACTTTCTGGATCATCGGCTTTGAAATAACCGCCGCAGATTTTGCAGGGTATCGTCGGCACTTCGTCGTAATTTGAGGTTCCCGTAATCATGACTGCACTCCTTTGCGAAGCTGGGCGGCGATACCTTCGAGAACGCCATCGGCGAATGAGCGAACAAAATCGCCTTCCGGCGCATCAGCCATAAATTCTGTGGAGGTCAGTATCATTCGTGCGATGTCCGCAGCGTTCTTTGCTGTGTCGTCGATAAATCCTGCATCCCATGCGGCCAGCATTCGGTTAGCAACAAAGTAAGCGCCTTCCTTGTGAGCCTGCGCCCGCACCTCAGCCAGAAACGCGTCGGTGGCTGGGGTCTCAGTGAAATCGTCCACCCACGTATCTCCAACGTCCTCGCACTCGCGACGACAATATTCGTTGAATTCGACCTCTGATTTTTTCAGTGCCGCATTCTCCGAAGCCAGCGCCGAAAACTTCTCGTGTGCCAACTTAACAGCCGAATCAGCCTGCTTAATTGACTCAATCGCTCTCTGGTGGTCTTCGGCCAGCGCGGAAATCTTGGCCTCCGCTTCAGCAAATTTACGCACCAGATATTCAGCGTTTGTTTCGTTAACCTTTAAATCTCGTGGGATGCATTTACCTTTCAGAAATCCATCCATCTCAATTAGTGTCATTTGTTTCATTTCTTCCCACTCCGCCACATCGCATTCAGATATTTGTTTTGATTCACTGATGGAAAACTCTTTCTCGCCAGCATTTCTTCGCGTGGAATATCGTTGATGGGCTTGAAGCGGTGTCGAATAATCATTTCCGATGGAAGGATTCCTTGGTCGTAGGACAAACCTCTCATGATGAATTCCTCAGTTATTGCTGATAGCGCCGTAACGCGAACGGTAATTTTTAAGGCGCGGGTCTATTTCAATGAATTTGGTGTAAGTGGCTTTTCGGAATGGTCGGATTGCTGTTTCGTTTATTCGGTCTTTTTCCTGTTTTTCTGCGAGTTGTATATCGCGTCGGTACATCCGTTCTGCTTTTGTTTCTGGTGGCAGATCGATAAACGTGTCGAAATTGTTTTTGATATTTTCCAGCACCTCCGCCTTGGAGCTACCGGAGCAGTTGCGCGGGTCATCCGCACCATACAGAGGTGCAGGCATAATTTACTCCAGGGTAGGTTATCCGAATAATGTGGTACGTATAGGGTTATTTCTTTCGTAAACGTGATAGCCTGCTTTTTACCGACTCTTCACTTCGCCCGAGAATTTTTGCTACATTTCTTTGTGTATAGCCTGATGAGATAAGCGTCTGCATTCTTTTGTCTTCGTCGTCGCTCCATCTTGGCTTAACGAATGCCGTTTTTAATGACAGTTTTTTTGCTATGTAATAAAACTGATTTATGTTTAGGCCCAGATGTTCTGCTGCACGGCAAGCTACCATGCGACCGCAAACTGACTCCATCTCAGCTGGAGTTATGTTTAATCTTCTCATTAAGCCACCTGTTTAAGCTCATTTATTCTGATATTCATTACCTGAACGCATTTTGTCTGCGCATCATCGTGACCAGCCAATAATTGCCAGTCATGCTGATATCTCTCAATTAGCTTTTTCTTGTCAGTTTCTGTTGCTGCATAATCGCTGAAGTCTTTCAGGATTTGTTCGCAGTCAACCGATGGAGATTTCTGGTTGGTATTTTCTGGTGATGGTTGATTGCATGATGCTGGCATGGCCCAGTCCGGCAGCGATGGAGGGAGCCAGTAAAATCCTGTTCCATCCTTCAGTTTTGCCCTGTGCCATCCTTGTTTCTTATCTCTGGATATCTGCGCAAATCCTTCCTCAAGATTATACAGATACCGTCCTATTCCCCACTGAACGGCTGCGCGCTTCATTGCTCCTGAACGACCGCCTTTGACGGCTTCTACCTGCGTGTTTTCAGCGGCATCCCATTTAGTTACCCATTCGGAATCAATCTTGATTGATATTCCGCATTCAACGCCGCCATTGTTTGGAATATCGCGATATTCATTGCGCCATCCGGCCTTTCCGCAAACATCGTCCAGGCGTTTCATGATTGCCCTGTTCGTGACATAAGCCAGCACCATAGCCCATAACTTCCCATCGCGTGTTTTCCCGCTTTGCTGTATTCGCCACTCAATATCTTCAGCAGCGAACGGTTCATCTAACAGATCCAGATTCATGAGTAATACCCCGCAAATTCATCCCAGCTAATAATCGGATTCTGCCGTTCTGCGGCTAAGTTAATTTGCTGCTCCACTTCTTCCTCAATTTCAGGAGGAATGAGGGCAATAAACTCGTTATCATCAAAATCATGCAACATGACGCGCCTCCCATTCTTCGTCCTGCCACTTATCCCAACCAAGAGCTATTCCTGCAGCCCATGTATACGCATCAGACATTCCCTGTTTTGTATCCGGAAATACTTTCTCATATAGCTTGTTGAACTCCCTGTTTCCTTGCTGAACAAGAATTGTTCCGTTAACAGGCGTAATGGTCATGGCGTGGTACTCCTGGCTGATTAAGAATTTCACCGAGACGTTTCCATCCGGCCCGTAATTTTCTGGTGATACGCTCTAAAAGTGATTCATTAAGTTGGGCGATACCCATGACGGCACCGCCCGCGATAGCAAATGTCATCGTGGGACTCTCCATTTTCATTTATTGGCATAGCTAAAACGCCTCGATATGAAGCGCTGTGGATATGCGATAAAACAGCCGCACTCAGGCGGCTGTTGTTGTTTCTTCTTTCAGGCTTTCGATATATTCACGCGGGTCGTCGTAACACTGGCATTCGCTATACCAATCCACCCAGCGATCCGTAAGCTCCATTTCTTCCAAATCCTGGTCAGTAAGGCTCTCATCCCACATCTCAAGGCCGTTAGCGTTGCAGTAATCAGGTTTGATGTTGTTGTCATACTGAAATGCGTCATAATCAGCCAGTGCATCCATCACTCGCACACCCTCTTCAACACTTGCTACTTCTACAATGAATGGCTTCATAGGAACTTGCGGGATATGCCAGACACGTAATTTCATATTTCCTCCAGGTAAAAAGAATGCCGCCCATATAGAGCGGCAAATAACATCAAGGGATGATTTTTCGATTAACCAGAACGAGTCGTCGTCCTCGTTTGGTTACGAGCGATATTGCTCACAATGACCACTATTAAAATGGTCATTAGGTGCTTATTCGCTGACAAATTTGGTAAGACTTTCGTGTAGCGAAACCAGAATTTCATCATCAAACCCATCAAGTAATGCTTGTTCGATAAGTTTTATAATTTCTGATGCCTGCTCTTTATTTATTTCCATCACTCCTCCCCAAGAGCCTTGCTGATGGCTGCGCGAGCTTTTCTCTCAGCGTTTGAAATATCTTTAGAACTACCATTTGACCAGGAGTTGAGAAGCAATTGTAGCGCTTCCAATAACTCCGGAGCTGCTGCTATCAAGTGTGCATTGGCCTCACATTCAGCTACGCGATTTTCGTCATGGGTCATGATAAAACCAAGCTGCAACCCAGCTCTATCTTGCCTGCAAATGCGTACATCCTTTCCGCTCCAAGGGCCTGGCGTACCTTTAAACTTTTTCATATTCACCTCTGCGTCTCGCTGCCAAAAATACGCTTACTCAGTTACTTCATCTGCATATTCTTTACTTGTTAAATGATATTTTCTGCAAAATATCCTTCTGGCCTCTATTGCATCATCAATGTTTTTGAAATACCCAAGATGCTTTTGCTTTCTATTGATCTGGCCAGTAGCTCTCCACTTTTCTCTTTTAATATCCCAATTAACTCCAGATGTTCCAGATTTATTATCTAACCTAATGGATTTGTTTAGATTGTTTTCAGCAACTGAAATATCTCTTAGATTAGAGAATCTATTGTCATCCCTGACGCTGTTTATGTGATCAATTACGCCATTAGGAAACATACCAGTAACGAATAACCATGCCAGCCTGTTTGCTTGTAGCTTTTTCCCATCAATTGTTATCTCTCGATAACCGTGATGATTAACAGAACCAGCGACATCACCAGCCAATGCTGTTCCTTTAGATTTATTCCACCGGAAAACTCCTGTAGAAGGCTCATACTCAAGAATCTTCGATAAATCTGCTTAATTCATGTTGTTATTCCTTAAATTTTGGCAATAAAAAAGGCCGCATTGCGACCTGATTAGATGAAATGTTTTATACTAAAAAAGTATTTGCAGACTATTTTTTAGGTTTAAGTTTTTCCATGCTTTCTGCTAAAGTTCCTATTCTCGACCTTATTGTTGGAGTATCCAGTCCTCTTTGAATATCAACGTTTAATGAAAGTAATTCTCTACTCCATCCGGCTATAGCATCATGGAACTGTCTTGCTCTATTGGCTTGTCTTTTTCTGCTGCTTTCAAGTTCTGTTAAAGTTTGTTTTGCTTCTATTTGTAATTTCCCTTTTCCTTCCTGTAGTGCATTTAGTGCGCACTGTCTCATTTCTGCTTTTATAAGAGGGTGTAGGTTTTCTGCTCCCAGGAAGATTACTTCATCAAGTGTTTTGAACAGAATTAAACAATCAGATTTTATTTTGGTGCGTGAATCTATACACTGAACTTCTACTGAAGGGACGCCACCATATTGTTTTACTCGCATGGCTGTGTAGCTGACTGTGCTCTTCAAGTTAATACTCCTGTAATTATCTCGCAGTTACATACTTTGCTCCTCTGTAACCAGCATTGTAGATCGCAACATCTGGTAAACACACGCCAGTTTCAGCAGGTTTGTGACCAAACTCATTTGCGTACACAATGGCTGCCCGCTCCAGATGGCGTCTGTATTCTTCCAGTTGCCAGAATGCATCTTTCGCCATGAACTGAAGTGATTTTGCGTCTTCAATACGCTTGGGCGTTTCATGTTTTCCTTTGGCCTGAATCTGTACACGGCTAAGGGTAGGGCGGTGCAATACTTCTGAACTTGCTGTAGTATCATTCTGAAGCGCTGCGCGACGTTCTCGGCGACGGCCTGCCGCTGAGCCATTGAAAGCTGTTCTGCGTGTCATAGTTACCTCCTGATGAACTTTGGTGGTGAATACAGCCGGGCGACTAACTCCGGTCGCGTACTCATTGCCAAGCGCCTCCGCCGAGAAGGTTAGCTTCTGCATTCACCCCAAAGCTCACTTTGGTCGTTCCGGCTTTTCAGCCGCGTAGATTCATCACTGAATCGTTGTATGTTCACCGTCCTGGTGAGTAGTGCGTCCTGTTGATGTGTTTATATTGAACCAATAGTACGTAATATGCAAGAACTATTGGTACATTATTATCGTAAATGCTCTGTTCTTTTAGTACGTTTTTGAAATATAAATGAATTTATTTTTATAAATCCTCTATGCCATACTGTTCTGAACAAAAAATGAGCGAGGAGTCTGTGTGAAAAGTGAGGAAGAGTTCTTTGCGGAGCTTCACCCGCAGGTGGTTGAGGTTCTCGGTACGGCGCTGATGCAGGTACTGGTAGAGCAGCGCGAACCTTCGCGTGAAGCCCTGATTGAGATGATTCAGGTACTGTGGCAGGAAGAGGATGTGGACTTGGCTGTAGAACTGGCTATTGATGTTCTGAGGCTGCCGAAAGAGTAGGGCAAAGAAAACCCGGCGCAATGGCCGGGCGTTGATCAATTCTTCTTGTTAGGTAACTCAGGTCTTTGTAGGTTTTCCAAAACCTCAATGGCTTTGGCGTTTTCTATGACTTTTTGTTGGACCTTATCAGCAAGATAATCCTTAAAACCTTTTGGGACATAGTCTTCCCTAAGCCATCTGCGAAATTCACCTAAAGCTTCTTCGGGATATATATTCGCTGGCACTTTCCCGGCTTTACTCTGCGGAAACCAGTCCGGATAGACATGAGGATGTTTCTGTATTTCCCCGTATTTTTCGCTCAGATTGTTGCGCTTCCAGTGGTTTGCCCATCGAGTTCCAACGCTAATATCGGGAACAGTTTTAGGGCCCAATTCAAATCCAGCATTAATCAAAGGCACAGTGATATCCACCATCTCTCGGAATACACTGAAGAACCCGGCTGGGATTTTATCATTAAGGATAATGCGCTCTTGGAAGCACTTCCAGGCGCCGCTTACTGGATTTCTTGGATCGATACCAACACTTCTAAAAATAAACTCACGAAGTGTTTGCCTTGCTAAAAGACGATAGTTTCTAAGAGCTGTGGCGTTGTTTGCTTGGCTTGCATCAAACGCATAATACTCAAGAATTGCCATGCAAACATAATCAGGGTATGGATAATGGTCCCGCTTAGTTTCTGAAGATGGTATGTAAAGTGAGTCAACATCTATACCCTGATCAAGGAGAACAGTGTCGATTTTTTTTCCACGAGGTTTAAGGCGTTCGCTAGCCCAATCAGAAGAAATATCCTGAATTACACTATGATGCACGCCACACATTTCAGCCAATCCTCGGCCGGTAAGATATGGCGTTCCATCGTTAAGAACTCCCATTGCCACGCCTTCAACTTCAACCTCTTTTACAGGAAATAACTGGAGGTTTCCTTGGCGGGGTGATATGGACCTTATCTGATTAACCATTTGATTTTCCTTGTTAAAGTGTGGCGGGCAAGCGCTAATGATTTCGTCTTTCTACATCACCCGAATATCTCATCAGGCCACTGGCTTAATTATTACGCAACCATTCCCTTGCTTCTATGTCATCAAGGTGTCGTGATTGCTTTAAAATTCCAGCCACATATTCCACCTTGGATACTTCATAATATGGCAATGTAATTGGACGGTGATCTTGATTGATGCTTGTAAACTGATACTCTCCGTCTCGGTCGTAACCAAGCACCTTAATCATGTTATGACCTTCGATAGTTCTTACGAAAACCTCATCACCAGGACATACTTTCGTGTTTGGCTCTATAAGAACGTATTCACCAGATTTGATGCGTGGCCACATGCTGTCGCCTTTTACACGCAAACCAAAGGCTTCTGGGTCATCACTATATATTTTTAACCATCCATCACGTTCTTCAGTCATTTCTATAGCGCCATCAACGCCAAGAATAGCTTCTCCAACCACTCGAACAAGTCCCTTTCTCAACTGACCAACAAAAGTTAAAGATTGTGGATCTGTAGTTGTACTTTGCCTTACAGAACCATGCTGAAGCCAAACAACATCAACTTTTAAAAAATTCGCCAGAGCGTTCATTTTTTCCTGACGCGGCAAAGACTCAGCATTAAACCATTTGCTGACACCTTTTGACGATACATCAAGGGCTCTAGCAATGGCTATTCCCCTACCATGTTCGTCTAACCCAGCTTCTTTACAGGCCTGCGCTAGCCGCTGAGCAAATTCCTGACGCACTTTTTCATTCTGAACCATGAGTTCGATAGTAAAGTAGTTGCAAAAACTTTCAGTTCAATCATAATGTGTACTGAAAGTACAAAAAGGAGTAGCCAATGCAAAATCTTGATGAGCCGATTAAAGGTATCGGCATCCCAGAAGTTGCTAGGGCTTGCGGAGTTAGCGAGAGAGCAGTTTATAAATGGCTCAAAAATGGCTTTCTCCCTAAGACTGAATTTTTTGGGAAAACAAGATACGCCTCAAAAATTGAAGAAATTTCTGGGGGGAAGTTTCAAGCAGTTGATTTACTTGAAATAAGTAAAAAAAATCTTTTATCAGCATAAGCTTTAATACCTCTTTTCACAACGGACAATCGTCCTACGTCGCTGAAAAGCGAACTCCAGATAACAAATCAACCACAGGTTTATGCGCCAGTGCGCATAGCCACAACTAACCATTAACTACAGGAATGTTCACATATGGAACTCACAAGCACTCGCAAGAAAGCCAACGCAATTACCAGCAGCATCCTTAACCGGATAGCTATTCGTGGTCAGCGGAAAGTCGCTGATGCGTTAGGCATTAACGAATCTCAAATTTCACGATGGAAAGGCGATTTCATTCCGAAGATGGGGATGTTATTGGCGGTTCTGGAGTGGGGTGTCGAGGATGAGGAGTTAGCAGAACTGGCAAAGAAAGTTGCGCATCTGCTGACAAAAGAAAAGCCTCAAGACTGCGGGAACAGTTGTAAGCGTAAACCGACCGCCGTATGTAGCCATTAGACAAGAATTGGTAACTTAGACGCCCATCTGACACAGACGGACATCTAAGTATGGAATTACAGGACTGGCGAAAAGAACCTCGTAAAAAGTATTCGAATGAATTCAAACTTCGTATGGTTGAACTGGCATCACAACCCGGTGCTTGTGTGGCTCAGATTGCTCGAGAAAATGGCGTCAATGATAATGTTATTTTCAAATGGCTCAGACTTTGGCAAAACGAAGGGCGTATATCGCGGCGTCTTCCGGTAACAACCTCTTCTGACACTGGCGTTGAATTATTACCTGTGGAGATAACGCCGGATGAGCCGAAAGAACCGGTGGCTGCTCTTACTCCGTCTTTATCCACCCAGACTACTGTCAGTGCCAGCTCCTGCAAGGTGGAGTTCCGTCACGGTAACATGACGCTGGAAAATCCTTCACCAGAGCTGCTCACTGTGTTGATCCGTGAACTGACCGGGAGGGGACGATGATCTCACTCCCGTCAGGCACCCGCATCTGGCTCGTTGCCGGCGTTACCGATATGCGTAAATCCTTCAACGGACTGGGAGAACAGATACAGCATGTGCTGAATGATAATCCCTTCTCCGGTCACCTGTTCATCTTCCGTGGCCGACGGGGTGACACGATTAAAATCCTGTGGGCTGATGCTGATGGTCTGTGCCTGTTCACCAAACGCCTGGAGGAAGGCCAGTTTATCTGGCCTGCGGTGCGTGACGGCAAGATATCCATTACCCGCTCGCAACTGGCAATGCTCCTCGATAAGCTGGACTGGCGTCAGCCAAAAACATCCCGTCTTAACGCACTGACAATGTTGTAAAAATGTCATGGCCGGATTATAAAAACGGTCATGAGTCAGAAATACCTCATTCGGATCACTGAGCTGGAAAGGTTGCTCTCTGAGCAGGCTGAAGCCCTCCGTCAGAAAGACCAACAACTGAGTCTGGTTGAAGAGACGGAGGCCTTCCTGCGTTCTGCGCTGGCACGTGCCGAAGAAAAGATCGAAGAAGATGAGCGGGAAATAGAGCATCTGCGGGCCCAGGTGGAAAAACTGCGCCGGATGCTGTTCGGTACCCGTTCTGAAAAACTGCGTCGTGAAGTTGAACAGGCTGAAGCCCTGCTGAAACGACGCGAACAGAACAGCGATCGTTACAGCGGGCGTGAGGATGACCCGCAGGTTCCCCGCCAGTTGCGACAGTCGCGTCATCGTCGCCCGTTACCGGCGCATCTGCCCCGCGAAATAAACCGCCTGGAGCCAGAAGAAAGCTGTTGCCCGGAGTGTGGTGGTGAGCTGGATTATCTGGGGGAAGTCAGCGCAGAACAACTGGAACTGGTGAGCAGCGCCCTGAAAGTGATCCGCACAGAACGGGTAAAAAAAGCCTGTACAAAATGTGACTGCATCGTTGAAGCACCGGCACCGTCCCGTCCGATAGCGCGTGGTGTCGCGGGCCCGGGGTTACTTGCCCGCGTGTTAACGGGAAAATACTGCGAACACCTGCCACTGTATCGTCAGAGTGAAATCTTTGCCCGTCAGGGTGTCGAACTGAGCCGTGCGTTACTCTCCAACTGGGTTGACGCGTGCTGCCAGTTAATGACGCCGCTGAATGATGCCCTGTACCGTTACGTGATGAACACCCGCAAGGTTCACACTGATGACACACCAGTAAAAGTGCTGACACCGGGCAGGAAGAAGGCGAAAACAGGATATATCTGGACGTATGTCCGGGATGACAGGAATGCCGGTTCGCCAGAGCCTCCGGCGGTCTGGTTCGCCTACTCACCGGATCATCAGGGGAAACATCCGGAGCAGCACCTTCGTCCCTTCCGGGGTATCCTGCAGGCAGATGCGTTTAATGGTTACGATCGGCTGTTCAGTGCCGGACGTGAAGGCGGCGCGTTGACGGAAGCAGGATGCTGGGCTCATGCGCGACGCAAAATCCACGATGTATATATCAGTACCAAAAGCGCGACAGCGGAAGAAGCCCTGAAACTAATCGGTGAACTGTACGCCATCGAGCACGATATACGCGGGTTACCGGTGTCTGAACGCCTGGCGGTCAGGCAAATGCAGAGTAGACCGCTCCTGACTTCCCTGTATAAGCTGATGCAGGAGAAAGAACACACGTTATCGAAGAAATGTCGTCTGGGAGATGCGTTCCGGTATATCCGGAAGCACTGGGCTGCGTTGTGCAACTTCTGTGATGATGGCCTGGCTGAGGTAGATAATAATGCCGCAGAAAGAGCGCTTCGTGCAGTCTGTCTCGGGAAGAAAAATTATGTGTTCTTCGGCAGCGATCACGGTGGCGAGCGTGGAGCACTGTTGTACGGGCTGATCGGCACCTGCCGACTGAACGGTATAGATCCGGAAGCGTATCTGCGCCATATCCTGGGTGTACTGCCGGAATGGCCTTCCAACCGTGTTGACGAGCTCCTGCCATGGAACGTAGCACTCACCAATAAATAAGTATCAATACGGCACTCCGTTAACGCTTACGAACAGTTTTGAGGCCTGATGTAGAAAGACTGGATCAATCCACAGGAGTAATTATGCCAAAACAACTCAGTCCTGACCAGGACAAATTACACAAAAACATACTACGTGATCGGTTCTTATCCAGCTTCAAACAGCCTGGTCGATTTCGGGCTGAGTTGGAGAAAGTGAAGCTAATACTGAAGAGGAAAGGTCATGAGTAATCTTGCAACAGTTACACCGATAAAACCTCATCTGGAGGTTGTGGAGCATCGCGTGGCAGAACTCGACGATGGCTACACCCGGACTGCAAATACACTGCTGGAAGCTGTCATGCTTTCTGGGCTTACTCAACATCAGCTACTGATTGTTATGGCTGTGTGGCGCAAGACATACGGTTATAACAAAAAAATAGATTGGATCGGAAATGAACAGTTCGCTGAACTCACTGGCATGGCGCCAACCAAATGTTCTACCGCCAAAAACGAGCTTATCAGAATGGGGGTTCTCACTCAGGTGGGGCGTCAGGTTGGTATGAATAAAAATATTTCCGAGTGGAAGACGAAGGTTAACGGATTCGGTAAAACATTTACCAGATCGGTAAAACTAACCTTCACCAAATCGGTAAAAACCAATTTACCGAATCAGTCAAACACAAAAGACAATATACAAAAGACAATAAATACAAATACCCCCTTACCCCCTAAAGGGGGATGCGATGAAGGTTCTAAACCTGAAAAGCGAAAACCTACCAAGATTAACTACAGCGAATATCTTGCTGCCTACAACGAGATTGTTGGTGACAGACTCCCACATGCAGTGGAGGTCAATTCTGAACGACAACGCAAGTTGAAAAAGCTGATTGATTCACTGGCAACCAAAAACATCGACGGATTCCGGGCATACGTCAAAGCGTTCATGGCAGCAGCCAGACCATTCCATTTCGGTGATAACGACCGTGACTGGGTAGCTAATTTTGATTATCTGCTACGCCCGAAAGTACTGATAGCAATTCGTGAGGGAACACTATGAGACAGGATATCGAGGCGAGCGTTATCGGTGGCTTGCTGATTGGCGGATTAACACCAACCGCCAGTGACGTTCTGGCAACACTGGAGCCTGAAGCATTCTCAATTCCGCTCTACCGGAAAGCGTTTGAAGTTATTCGAAAGCAGGCCAGAAACAGGAACCTGATTGATGGACTGATGGTGGCCGAGGAGTGCGGGGATGAATACGCAACGGCGGTGATGATGACTGCGCGGTCATGTCCCAGCGCTGCAAACCTGAAGGGTTATGCCGGAATGGTTGCAGACAGTTATCAACGGCGTCAGGTTTTACAGCTACTGGATGAGATGCGGGAGCCAATCAGTAACGGCACGCTGGACGCATCAGGCAGAGCGATGGACGAGCTTGTAAAGCGCCTGTCATCCATCAGGAAGCCGCGGAACGAGGTTAAACCTGTGCGACTGGGTGAAATCATCAATGACTACACTGACACGCTTGACAGGCGTCTGAGGAACGGAGAAGAGTCGGATACCCTGAAGACCGGAATCGAAGAGCTTGACGCTATCACCGGAGGGATGAACGCAGAAGACCTTGTGATTATTGCTGCTCGTCCAGGTATGGGTAAAACCGAACTGGCGCTGAAGATAGCCGAAGGCGTGGCAAGTCGTGTTATTCCTGGTTCTGGCGTCCGGCGCGGTGTGTTGATTTTCTCGATGGAAATGAGCGCCATTCAGGTTGTTGAGAGAGGGATTGCCGGCGCAGGAATGATGTCGGTCAGTGTGCTGCGTAACCCGTCACGTATGGACGATGAAGGATGGGCGAGAGTTGCAAGCGGGATGAAGTTGCTGGCAGAGCTGGATGTGTGGGTAGTTGACGCATCGCGTTTGTCTGTCGAAGAAATCAGGTCCATTTCCGAACGCCACAAGCAGGAGCATCCTAATCTGTCACTGATTATGGCTGACTATCTCGGGCTAATTGAGAAACCAAAAGCGGAACGTAATGACCTCGCCATAGCACATATCTCCGGTAGCCTGAAAGCGATGGCGAAAGACCTGAAAACTCCAGTTATCTCCCTAAGCCAGCTCTCCCGCGATGTTGAGAAGCGGCCAAACAAGCGCCCGACAAACGCAGATTTGCGGGATTCAGGAAGCATTGAACAGGACGCAGACTCAATCATCATGCTCTATCGGGAAGCGGTATATGACGAGAACAGTAGCGCCGCGCCATTTGCTGAAATCATCGTGACGAAAAACCGTTTTGGCTCGCTTGGTACGGTTTACCAGCGGTTCTGCAACGGACACTTTGTTGCATGTGACCAGGACGAAGCCAGACAGATTTGCACGGCATCAAATGCACCTGCTGGACGCAGAAAGCGATATGCACAAGGGGCTGACGTATGACTATTTACATCACTGAGTTGGTAACAGGCCTGCTGGTAATCGCAGGCCTTTTTATTTGGGGGAGAGGGAAGACATGAAAAAACTAACCTTTGAAATTCGATCTCCAGCACATCAGCAAAATGCCATTCACGCAGTACAGCAAATCCTTCCAGACCCAACCAAACCAATCGTAGTAACCATTCAGGAACGCAACCGCAGCTTAGACCAAAATCGGAAGCTTTGGGCTTGCCTTGGTGATGTCTCACGTCAGGTAAACTGGCATGGACGATGGCTTGACGCTGAAAGCTGGAAGTGTGTGTTTACCGCAGCCTTAAAGCAGCAGGATGTTGTCCCTAACCTTGCCGAGAATGGCTTCGTGGTAATAGGCCAGTCAACCAGCAGGATGCGTGTAAGCGAGTTTGCGGAGCTATTAGAGCTTATACAGGCATTCGGTACAGAGCGCGGCGTTAAGTGGTCAGACGAAGCCCGGTTAGCACTGGAATGTAAAGCGAGGTTTGGAGACGCCGCATGAAACACTGCTACCGCTGCGGAGAAAGCAAAGACGATTATCGATTCCGGCCAAATCAACCTTATTGGCACCAATGGTGTATCAGATGTGAGCGGTCGCCAGTAGGTAATTTCCCGCTGCCAGAGACGAAGGAGGACGTATGGCACGACAGCGACGAAGTATCACCGACATAATCTGCGAAAACTGCAAATACCTTCCAACGAAACGTTCCAGAAATAAACGCAAGCCAATCCCAAAAGAGTCTGACGTAAAAACCTTCAATTACACGGCTCACCTGTGGGATATCCGGTGGCTAAGACATCGTGCGAGGAAATGACAATGGATTATTCACAGTTAAGTGATTTTGAAATTAACAAGCGAGTCGCGATAGCGACAGGGCATAAGAAGTTTAACGGCCTGGGATGGCAAGGGACACAAGAAGACAGTTGTAGCGCAGTGATAGTAAGAGGTCCAACTAAAATAGGCGCGTTTGACCCATGTAATAACCCGGCAGACGCATGGCCGATTATTGAGAAATACAGAATTTCTTTCTTAGACCAGTTAACTGAATGGTGTGTAGATGCAAAAGGCGTGAGTCCAATATTTGATATCAGACCTCTCCGCGCCGCCATGATTGTCTTTCTCCTGATGCAGGACGCCAATAATGCTTAGCCCATCACAATCCCTTCAATACCAGAAAGAAAGCGTCGAGCGGGCTTTAACGTGCGCTAACTGCGGTCAGAAGCTGCATGTGCTGGAAGTTCATGTATGTGAAGCGTGCTGCGCAGAACTGATGAGCGATCCGAATAGCTCAATGTACGAGGAAAAAGACGATGGCTAAACCAGCGCGAAGGAAATGCAAAATCTGTAAGGAATGGTTTCACCCAGCATTCTCAAATCAGTGGTGGTGCTGCCCGGAACACGGAACTCAATTAGCACTAGAGCGACGAATCAAAGAACGCGAAAAAGCGGAAAAAGCAGCAGAGAAGAAACGACGACGAGAGGAACAGAAACAGAAAGATAAACTGAAGATTCGAAAACTCGCCTTAAAGCCCCGCAGTTACTGGATTAAACAAGCCCAACAAGCCGTAAACGCCTTCATCAGAGAAAGAGACCGCGACTTACCATGTGTCTCGTGCGGAACGCTCACGTCTGCTCAGTGGGATGCCGGGCATTACCGGACAACTGCTGCGGCACCTCAACTCCGATTTGATGAACGCAATATTCACAAGCAATGCGTGGTGTGCAACCAGCACAAAAGCGGAAATCTCGTTCCGTATCGCGTCGAACTGATTAATCGCATCGGGCAGGAAGCAGTAGACGAAATCGAATCAAACCATAACCGCCATCGCTGGACTATCGAAGAATGCAAAGCGATTAAGGCGGAGTATCAGCAGAAACTTAAAGACCTGCGTGACAGCAGAAGAGAGGCAGCATGAGCAAAATCCAATACCCAATGACCACTGCGGCAATTTTCGATGATGTTGTCTATCCGCTGCATTTCGACAATGCCGGCAAGGTCAGGCAAGAAATGGAAGGCGCTGTTAACTGGTTCTGCAGGTGGCGCAACGAAGAGAAAGCCGTTGTGAAAGCGAGATTGTTGGTCAGTTGCTGGGGTCAATATCTGAGCCATGAGCAGGTTATCCGGGAGGCCGCATGACACACACTATCAAAACCATTCCAGACATGCTCATTGAGACATACGGAAACCAGACAGAAGTAGCCAGGCGATTGTCGTGCCATCGAAACACAGTCAGGCGTTATCTGTACGACAAAGAAGCCAGGTATCACGCCATCGTTAACGGCGTTTTAATGATTCATCAGGGCGGGAGAGGTATCTATGACCGTAACCAGCATTAACCAGGCGAAACAGCAGTGTGAACGTGACGAAGCTGAATTGCGCAGCGTCAGAGAGATGACGGAGCAACACCAGAAGGCGATGGATTATCTGCATGAGCGAGAGCGTGAACTGGTGAACCGGCTTGGATTGAACAAGACATCGGGAGGCGATGCTGCATGAATTTGGAAAACACTGTGAAATTCCACTCTCCGAAGTCTCCTCAACTATCAGATTCACCGAGAGCAACGGCATCAGACTCACTGACTAATACCGATGTGATGGCAGCATTTGGTATGGCGCAAAGTCGCGCTCCGCTCGGGTTCAGTGCTTTCAGCGGCAAGATGAACCTGAGCGACAACGATAAGCGTAAGGCAATTCAGTTACTGGTACAGCATGGGATGAAGCATTGCGACAAGGTGGCTGCCTTACGCAAACTTGATACCAATGTTAAAGGGAAAGTAGTGCAAACGCTCGCAACTTTCGCGTATCAGGATTACTGCCGGTCGGCAGCTAGTAATGTCATGTGTTCGTGCTGCAAGGGGCGCGGAGTATTAAGGAATAAGAAGCGGATCGTTAAACATCCTGGGTGTGGAGAGAAAACTCCTGCAAAGACGGCTGTGGAGGTAACGGAATCACTATGCACTAAATGCAATGGTGCAGGTGTTGTATCTACATCTTGCGTTAAATGCCGTGGGCGTGGCGTAGCGCTGGACAGGAAGAAATCAGAACTACAGGGCGCTCCAGTTTATTCATCCTGCAAGCAGTGCTCAGGGCGTGGGTATGAGCGCATACCTGCGGCCTCATGCTTTCGTGCGATATGTCAGTTCACCGCTGCAATTTCACCAGGCGTATGGGATAAGGCTATTAAGCCATTCTATGAGTCATTAATTAGCAAGGTTGAAATGGAGGAGTCTGCTGCAAATGTAGTTTTATCGAAAGTTACCAGCTAAGTTTTATTCCGATAACGATTGCATCTTGCAAAATGACGAAAAGTAGAATATCATAACCCTAACAGTAGAAATCCGTGCTTTGTTAAGGTGGATTTAAAAAAAAGGCCCTGCAATGATGCGGGGCTTTTTGCGTTTTAAGAACGACATTTCTGAAAGCGCCCTATCACCAATCACCAGAACATATCCAGATACCCTTGCTCATTCGTGGCGACTGGGTAGGGCGTTTTACACAAAAGAAAACCCAGCACTATGGCTGGGCTTCGTGAGGATGGGGGCAAGAGGTTGCGCTAACAACCTCCTGCCGTTTTGCCCGTGCATATCGGTCACGAACAAATCTGATTACTAAACACAGTAGCCTGGATTTGTTCTATCAGTAATCGACCTTATTCCTAATTAAATAGAGCAAATCCCCTCAATGAAGGGGTAGAGCATGTACCGTATGGACAAAATCAGAGAATGGTTCAGTTACAGCTTCGGAGGACTGACTGCGATGGGTGGCATTCTCTCCCTGAATGACTGGGCTGTCATCATTGGTATTCTTTGTACTGTCGGCACATTTGGCATCAACTGGTACTACAAACGCAAAGAGCGTGAGGACAGATTGAATGGCAATGTCACCGGCACTACGAAATAGCGTAATGGCGGCGATAAGTGGCGGGGCTATTGCTATAGCATCTGTGTTAATCACTGGCCCCGGTGGTAACGATGGTCTGGAAGGTGTCAGATACAAACCATATAAGGACGTAGTCGGTGTGTTGACTGTGTGTTATGGCCACACCGGAAAAGACATCATGCCTGGTAAAACGTATACCGAAGCAGAATGCAAAGCCCTCCTGAATAAAGACCTTATCACTGTCGCCAGACAAATTAACCCGTACATCAAAGTAGATATACCGGAAACAACGCGCGGCGCTCTTTACTCGTTCGTTTACAATGTGGGCGCAGGCAATTTCAGAACATCGACGCTTCTTCGCAAAATCAATCAGGGTGATATCAAAGGTGCATGTGATCAGCTACGTCGCTGGACATACGCTGGCGGTAAGCAATGGAAAGGCCTGATGACTCGTCGTGAGGTTGAGCGTGATGTCTGTTTGTGGGGTAAGCAATGAGCAGATTAACCTCGATTATCTCCGCTCTGGTTATCTGCATCATCGTCTGCCTGTCATGGGCTGTTAATCATTATCGTGATAACGCCATCACCTACAAAGTCCAGCGCGACACTGTTACTCAAAAGCTGGCGCTGGCGAACGCGACAATTACCGATATGCAAACGCGCCAGCGTGATGTAGCAGAACTTGACGCCAGATACACAAAGGAGCTTGCTGATGCGAAAGCTGAGAATGATGCTCTTCGGCGCAAGCTTGATAATGGTGGTCGGGTGCTCGTCAAAGGAAAATGCCCTGTGTCATCCTCAGCCGAAACCTCCAGCGCCTCCGGCATGGGCAATGATGCCACCGTCGAACTCTCTCCAGTTGCTGGACGAAACGTTCTCGGTATCCGGGACGGAATCATCAGCGACCAAGCAGCACTGAGAACGCTTCAGGAGTACATCAGGACGCAATGCCTGAAATAATTTCCATCACATAGAAATTTGACAAGTGACTTTCATGAAAATGCCTCGTAATGCCGGGCTTTTTTGTATCCGCAGTAAATGCGCTTCACACGCGCGACTTCTGAACACAGAACCTTTCAGGATGACCCTTGAGGATGCCGGTTTGGTGATCGGTACCTTTCTGTGGGCCGGAATCCTGTGTGACAAGGTTCATCACTTAAAGGTGATCACTGATGAAGTACCCAACAGTTATGGTCAATGGTGTGTCCGTTCGTGTTGATGAGGACGGACGCTACAACTTAAACGATCTCCATGCAGCAGCAGTTGCAAATGGAGAGGCTACAGAGCAACAGCGCCCAAGCCAGTTTTTGTGTAGCGCGCAGATAAAACGCTTCATAAAAGCACTAGAGGCCAAAGTGCAAAAAAGCACTTTGAAACAAATTCAACCACTTAAAATCATTAAAGGTGGTACCGAACCTGGTGTGTGGGGCGTTGAACTACTGGCAATCAGATATGCAGCATGGATTAAGCCGGAATTTGAAATCGAGGTTTATGAAGTTTTTAAAACGATTGTCCGTCTCGGCGTTGGTGCCATGTCTCGCCTGAACAAAATTGACCACATCATCAGCACTGAAACCAAAGCGATAAGCCAGTGTGCAAGTCAAATGGCTAAGTGGGGCGTTGGTGGGCGAACAAGATTGCTTCATGTTGCACGTGAGAGAGCAGCAAATGAAGTGCAAATGTATTTGCCCGGAATGGTGTGATTCTGCTGGTTAATCCAGTTTGTACATTACGGCAGTACCGCGAAACAACCCAAGCCAGTAAGTGGGGAAATAACACTGGCAGCCACTGAAAGATGAACCTCCAGCCTTATGGCAAAAAAGATTCTTTGTGGTGGCGGACTGATGGAAAGACATCGGTTATTGCAGAGGCCATTCAATGAGTGGTCTAGACAATGGCTTATCCCAACAACCGGAGCCAACACAATGGCAGAGATTACAGCATTGACAGAATTACAGCAGATGAACCTCGATATCCTCCGTTTAGTTCAAAGCGATACCGCAGCAGCAGAGAAAGCGATCGCATTCGTTGCTGGAAGTAAGCTGAACTTCGAACTGTTCAAAGACCAACTGGTTTTGGCGCAGGGTGAAGGAACGGCATTAGCTCGCGCAGAAAAGGCTATTCGTGAGGCAAAAGAAGCGTTAGACCTGTTCACTGCCGGAGCATAACGAATGGCAAAGACGAAGTGGCCTAAACTTCCCCGGTTCTTCGTGCCATTGTTCCATAGCGCCAATGTCTACCTGTGTCGTTCAAAGGAAGAGTGGGATCAGGCTTGCATTCATCTTGGAGTTGGTAGCGGCGGGAATGAGATGCTGGCGGGGGCAACACAGTCATATTGCAATACCGAAACAGGCGAGAATCTTTACCTGCTTGGTGTATTCAATGGTGAGGCGGCCACATTGGTTCATGAATGCGCTCACGTTGCATTTTATGTCTGCCGAGATGTTGGTGTAACCACTTATCCTGGCGACGCAAACGAAACCTACTGCTACATGCTTGACAGAATGTTCAGTCACTTCCTGCCGTTCTTTCATGAACCAGAAAAAGAAGGAGCCAAGTAATGGCAAACCCAAACTTCACGCCATCATGGCCTCTATACAAAGATGCTGACGGTGTATATGTGTCTGCGCTTCCGATTAAAGCTATCAAATACGCTAATGACGGAAGTGCAAACGCAGAATTCGACGGCCCGTATGCTGACCAGTACATGTCAGCGCAAACAGTAGCCGTATTCAAGCCGGAGGTTGGCGGATATCTGTTCCGGAGCCAGTACGGCGAGCTGCTCTATATGAGCAAGACAGCATTTGAAGCTAACTACACTTCTGCAAGCGGTTCAGTAGCTAATGCAGAGACGGCGGATAAGTTATCTACTGCCCGCACTATCACACTAACCGGAGCGGTCACAGGTTCAGCGTCCTTTGATGGTTCGGCTAACGTGACTATCGAAACAACATCAGGAAGTTAACTTATGGCAGCACCAAAGGGCAACCGATTCTGGGAGGCCCGCAGTAGCCATGGGCGTAACCCGAAATTCGAGTCGCCTGAGGCGCTGTGGGCTGCTTGTTGTGAATACTTCGAGTGGGTGGAGGCTAACCCACTATGGGAGATGAAGGCTTTCTCATATCAAGGAGAAGTTACACAAGAGCCTATTGCCAAGATGAGGGCGATGACCATCACTGGGCTAACGCTATTCCTCGATGTGACGCTTGAGACATGGCGACAATACAGGGTGAGAGAAGACTTATCTGAGGTCGTTACGCGAGCAGAGCAAATCATCTACGACCAGAAATTCTCCGGCGCAGCCGCTGATCTTCTCAACGCTAACATCATCGCCCGCGATTTGGGCCTCAAAGAGCAGTCGCAATTTGAAGACGTGACACCTGATAAGGGAGATCGCGATAAGCGCCGCTCTCGTATCAAGGAGCTATTCAACCGTGGAACTGGACGCGATTCTTGATAACCTGAGCGACGAAGAGCAAATCGAATTGCTCGAGCTACTCGAAGAAGAAGAGAACTACCGAAATACACACTTGCTATATGAGTTTACGCCATACAGCAAACAGCGTGAGTTCATCGACGCAGGTCATGATTATCCAGAGCGATGTTTTATGGCTGGTAACCAGCTTGGTAAGTCATTTACTGGCGCTGCTGAAGTCGCGTTTCACCTTACCGGGCGATACCCGGGAACGAAAGGTTATCCGGCTGATGGTAAATATGGCGGAGAGTGGAAAGGTAAGCGTTTCTATGAGCCAGTTGTCTTCTGGGTTGGCGGTGAAACAAACGAGACTGTAACCAAAACGACTCAACGCATCCTGTGCGGGCGTATCGAAGAGAATGATGAACCTGGCTATGGGTCAATCCCGAAAGAGGACATCATTAGCTGGAAGAAGTCTCCGTTCTTCCCTAATCTTGTTGATCACCTTCTTGTTAAGCACCACACGCCAGAAGGCGTCGAAGATGGCATCTCAATATGCTACTTTAAGCCTTACTCACAGGGCCGCGCCCGCTGGCAGGGCGACACAATTCACGGCGTCTGGTTTGACGAAGAGCCGCCATATAGCATCTATGGCGAAGGTCTTACCCGTACAAACAAATACGGGCAATTCTCAATTCTGACGTTTACCCCGCTGATGGGGATGTCTGACGTTGTTACCAAGTTCCTGAAGAATCCCAGTAAGTCGCAGAAAGTGGTCAACATGACCATCTATGATGCTGAGCACTACACCGACGAGCAGAAAGAGCAAATCATAGCATCCTATCCTGAGCATGAGAGAGAGGCACGTGCTCGTGGTATTCCTACGATGGGTAGCGGTCGAATATTCCAGATACCGGAAGAGACGATTAAGTGCCAGCCGTTTGAGTGTCCCGATCACTTCTATGTTATCGACGCTCAGGACTTCGGCTGGAACCACCCGCAAGCTCACATTCAGCTTTGGTGGGACAAAGACGCAGATGTTTTCTATCTGGCGCGTGTATGGAAGAAATCAGAGAACACTGCCGTTCAGGCATGGGGTGCTGTTAAGTCGTGGGCTAACAAAATACCTGTCGCGTGGCCTCATGACGGTCACCAACACGAAAAGGGCGGTGGTGAGCAACTTAAAACCCAATATGCGGATGCCGGGTTCTCTATGCTTCCCGATCACGCAACGTTCCCGGATGGCGGTAACTCAGTAGAGTCAGGCATTAGTGAACTTCGTGACCTGATGCTTGAAGGAAGATTCAAAGCATTCAATACATGCGAACCATTTTTTGAAGAGTTCCGCCTATATCATCGCGATGAGAACGGCAAGATTGTCAAGACCAACGATGATGTGCTCGATGCTACTCGCTACGGCTACATGATGCGCCGCTTCGCCAGGATGATGCGCGATATCAGAAAGCCGAAAGAAAAGAAAATCCCCGCACCGATTAGACCAGTACGCAGAGGACGATAATGGCCGACAATGAAAACAGGCTGGAGAGTATCCTGTCGCGCTTTGATGCGGACTGGACAGCCAGCGATGAAGCCAGAAGGGAGGCCAAGAATGATCTCTTCTTCTCCCGCGTATCTCAGTGGGATGACTGGCTATCACAATACACAACCCTGCAGTATCGCGGGCAGTTCGATGTTGTACGTCCAGTGGTGCGCAAGCTCGTTTCTGAGATGCGTCAGAACCCTATTGATGTTCTGTATCGTCCAAAGGATGGAGCAAGTCCTGACGCCGCTGATGTGCTGATGGGCATGTATCGCACCGACATGCGGCACAATACGGCGAAAATTGCTGTCAACATAGCCGTTCGTGAGCAGATTGAAGCAGGCGTGGGTGCGTGGCGTCTGGTCACTGATTACGAAGACCAAAGCCCGACGAGTAACAATCAGGTTATTCGTCGAGAGCCTATCCATAGTGCCTGCTCCCATGTTATCTGGGACAGCAACAGCAAACTGATGGACAAGTCTGACGCCCGTCACTGCACAGTTATCCACTCAATGAGCCAGAATGGCTGGGATGATTTCGCAGAAAAATACGACCTCGATGCTGATAATATTCCATCATTCCAGAACCCCAACGATTGGGTATTTCCATGGCTGACGCAGGACACAATTCAGATCGCTGAGTTTTACGAAGTGGTCGAGAAGAAAGAGACGGCGTTTATCTACCAAGACCCGGTTACGGGTGAGCCGGTAAGCTACTTTAAGCGCGATATTAAAGACGTCATCGACGACTTGGCTGATAGTGGATTTATCAAAATTGCAGAGCGCCAGATTAAGCGTCGCCGGGTATACAAATCTATTATCACCTGCACCGCAGTACTGAAAGATAAGCAACTCATTGCTGGAGAACATATCCCCATTGTTCCGGTATTCGGAGAGTGGGGCTTCGTTGAAGATAAAGAAGTGTATGAGGGGGTCGTCCGCCTGACAAAAGACGGTCAGCGTCTGCGCAACATGATTATGTCGTTCAACGCCGACATCGTGGCCCGCACCCCAAAGAAGAAGCCTTTCTTCTGGCCTGAGCAGATTGCAGGCTTTGAGCATATGTATGACGGTAACGACGATTACCCATACTACCTGCTCAATCGCACGGATGAGAACAACGGAGAAATGCCAACTCAGCCGCTGGCATATTACGAAAACCCGGAGGTCCCGCAAGCCAACGCCTACATGCTGGAAGCAGCCACCGCGGCAGTGAAAGAGGTCGCGACGCTAGGTGTTGATGCAGAGGCGGTAAACGGTGGACAGGTAGCCTACGACACTGTTAACCAGCTAAACATGCGCGCTGACCTTGAGACATACGTGTTTCAGGATAATCTGGCTACCGCTATGCGCCGTGACGGTGAGATTTACCAGTCGATAGTTAATGACATCTACGATGTTCCTCGCAACGTGACAATCACCCTTGAGGATGGTAGTGAGAAAGAGGTTCAGCTAATGGCTGAGGTTGTTGACCTTGCCACTGGTGAACGGCAGGTACTGAACGATATCAGGGGGCGCTATGAGTGCTACACGGATGTTGGACCATCATTCCAGTCCATGAAGCAGCAAAACCGCTCAGAAATTCTTGAGTTGCTCGGCAAGACGCCGCAGGGAACGCCAGAATATCAACTGCTGTTGCTTCAGTACTTCACACTGCTTGATGGCAAAGGCGTTGAGATGATGCGCGATTATGCCAATAAGCAGCTTATTCAGATGGGCGTTAAGAAGCCAGAAACGCCTGAAGAGCAGCAATGGTTAGTAGAGGCGCAACAAGCCAAACAAGGTCAACAAGACCCGGCAATGGTTCAGGCTCAGGGCGTACTCCTGCAGGGGCAGGCTGAACTGGCTAAAGCTCAGAACCAGACGCTGTCCCTGCAAATCGATGCAGCTAAAGTCGAAGCGCAGAACCAGCTTAACGCTGCCAGAATCGCAGAAATCTTCAACAACATGGACCTCAGTAAACAATCTGAGTTTAGAGAGTTCCTTAAAACCGTTGCTTCATTCCAGCAGGACCGCAGCGAAGACGCTCGCGCAAATGCTGAGTTACTCCTTAAAGGCAATGAACAGACGCACAAGCAGCGAATGGACATTGCCAACATCCTGCAATCGCAGAGACAAAATCAACCTTCCGGCAGTGTAGCCGAGACACCTCAATAAGAGAGAGTTAATCATGGAACCAACCACCGAAATTCAGGCAACTGAAGACTTAACCCTGTCCGGCGATCATGCAGCGGCATCTGCTGATAGCTTAGTTGTCGATAATGCCAACGACAATGCAGGTCAGGAAGAGGGCTTTGAGATTGTCCTGAAGGGCGATGAGACAGCACCAAAACAAGACCCGGCAAAGAACGCAGAATTCGCCCGCCGCCGCATCGAGCGCAAACGACAGCGCGAGCTTGAGCAGCAGATGGAAGCAGTTAAACGCGGAGAATTGCCGGAGAGTTTACGGGTAAACCCTGACCTTCCACCTCAGCCGGATATTAATGCCTATCTGTCAGAAGAAGGCCTGGCCAAATATGACTATGACAACAGCCGTGCGCTTGCCGCTTTCAATGCTGCTAATACCGAATGGCTAATGAAAGCGCAGGACGCCCGCAGCAATGCCGTAGCAGAACAGGGCCGCAAAACTCAGGAGTTTACCCAGCAATCAGCGCAATACGTCGAAGCTGCCCGCAAACACTATGACGCGGCGGAAAAGCTCAATATCCCTGACTATCAGGAGAAAGAAGACGCATTTATGCAACTGGTTCCGCCTGCGGTTGGGGCCGACATTATGCGCCTGTTCCCGGAGAAGTCCGCCGCGCTCATGTATCACCTGGGCGCAAACCCGGAGAAAGCCCGCCAGTTACTGGCGATGGATGGGCAGTCCGCGCTGATTGAACTAACTCGACTATCCGAACGCTTAACTCTCAAGCCTCGCGGTAAACAAATCTCTTCCGCTCCCCCTGCTGACCAGCCGATTACCGGTGATGTCAGCGCAGCAAATAAAGATGCCATTCGTAAACAGATGGATGCGGCTGCGAGCAAGGGAGATGTGGAAACATACCGCAAGCTAAAGGCAAAACTTAAAGGAATCCGATAATGGCTTTGAACGAAGGTCAAATTGTTACACTGGCGGTGGATGAGATTATTGACACCATCTCCGCAATTACTCCAATGGCGCAGAAAGCCAAGAAATATACCCCGCCTGCGGCTTCTATGCAGCGCTCCAGCAATACCATCTGGATGCCTGTAGAGCAGGAGTCTCCCACTCAGGAGGGCTGGGATTTAACTGATAAAGCGACAGGCTTGTTGGAACTCAACGTCGCGGTAAACATGGGAGAGCCGGATAACGACTTCTTCCAGTTACGCGCCGATGATTTGCGTGATGAGACAGCGTATCGTCACCGAATCCAGTCCGCAGCCCGCAAACTGGCTAACAACGTTGAGTTGAAAGTCGCAAACATGGCCGCCGAGATGGGGTCATTGGTTATCACTTCGCCGGACGCTATCGGCACGAACACCGCAGACGCATGGAACTTTGTTGCCGATGCAGAAGAAATCATGTTTTCCCGCGAGCTTAATCGCGATATGGGGACATCCTACTTCTTCAACCCACAGGACTACAAAAAAGCGGGTTACGACCTGACCAAGCGTGATATCTTCGGGCGCATCCCTGAAGAAGCATACCGCGATGGCACCATTCAGCGTCAGGTTGCTGGCTTCGATGATGTCCTGCGCTCTCCGAAACTTCCTGTGCTTACCAAATCCACCGCAACTGGCATCACTGTATCCGGTGCGCAGTCCTTCAAGCCTGTCGCATGGCAACTGGATAACGATGGCAACAAAGTTAACGTTGATAACCGTTTCGCCACCGTCACCCTGTCTGCAACTACCGGACTGAAACGCGGCGACAAAATCTCGTTCACTGGCGTTAAGTTCCTTGGTCAGATGGCTAAGAACGTACTGGCTCAGGATGCGACTTTCTCCGTAGTTCGCGTTGTTGATGGTACTCACGTTGAAATCACGCCGAAGCCTGTAGCACTGGATGATGTTTCTCTTTCTCCTGAGCAACGGGCATACGCCAACGTTAACACCTCGCTGGCTGATGCGATGGCGGTGAACATCCTGAACGTTAAGGATGCTCGCACCAACGTGTTCTGGGCTGATGACGCCATCCGTATTGTGTCTCAGCCCATTCCTGCTAACCACGAATTGTTTGCAGGAATGAAAACTACCTCATTCAGCATCCCGGATGTCGGCCTTAACGGTATCTTCGCTACGCAGGGTGATATTTCCACCCTGTCCGGCCTGTGCCGTATTGCGCTGTGGTACGGCGTAAACGCGACACGACCGGAAGCAATCGGTGTTGGCCTGCCTGGTCAGACTGCGTAACTAACAGGGGCTTCGGCCCCTTTCTTATTTGAGGTGACACATGGGTGTAATGCTATATAAGCAGGGTCGTGGAACGAAGGTATGGGGCAAGGACGTTCAGGTTAAAGTTGTCGATGACGGCGACGTAGAAGATCACCTTGCCGATGGTTGGGTTAGGCATCCAAATGAGGTTCCGGAGACTAATGACGAGCCAATCGGTGATTCAGGCGTGGTCAAGAAAGACATGGGTGAAGTATCTGATGGATACCACACCTTTAACGAACTATATGCACATCGAGTGCGCCTGTTTTCAACACTAATGAATGCCTTCCGCGAAAGCGCATGGTGGAGCTTTCAGCATCATGACGGCGAGCAATGGGATGGATGGGTGTTAGCTGGCATCGACACCCCAGAAGGCGCGGTAACATACCACCTCCCAGAGAGTGAAATTGAACATCTGCCTAAAGGCACGGAAATTGAGTTTGGCAAGGAATGGGACGGCCACACGGCAGATGATGTGTTGAATCGTCTGCTAAGCCTGCGACCGAAAGAACCGGCAACCAAAGAACGCAAAAAGCCAGGACCAAAGCCTAAGGCGGAAAGCGATGCAGATAAAGACTAAAGGCGATCTGGTCAGGGCGGCGCTGCGTAAGCTTGGTGTAGCATCAGATGCAACTCTCACTGATGTTGAGCCACAGTCTATGCAGGATGCCGTAGATGACCTTGAAGCGATGATGGCTGAGTGGTATCAGGACGGGAAAGGCATTGTTACCGGGTATGTATTCTCAGATGATGATAACCCGCCATCCGAAGGTGACGACCACGGTCTTCGCTCAAGCGCAATCAGCGCAGTATTCCACAATCTGGCTTGCAGAATTGCTCCGGATTATGCGCTTGAGGCTACCGCCAAAATTATCGCAACCGCTAAATATGGGAAGGAGCTTCTCTATAAGCAGACCGCCATCGCCAGAGCCAAAAGAGCTCCTTACCCGTCACGCATGCCAACAGGCAGCGGTAATAGTTTCGCCAATCTGAACGAATGGCATTATTTCCCCGGAGAGCAGAATGCCGATTCAACAACTCCCCATGATGAAGGGAATGGGTAAAGACTTCAAGAATGCCGACTACATTGATTACCTACCAATCAATATGTTGGCCACACCGAAAGAAGTACTCAACTCATCGGGTTATTTACGCTCATTCCCCGGCATAGCGAAGCGCAACGATGTAAATGGTGTATCGCGTGGTGTTGAATACAACACCGCTCAGAACGCTGTATATCGCATTTTAGGCAGTAAGCTCTACAAAGGGGAAACCGTAGTCGGTGATGTAGCCGGAAGCGGTCGCGTATCAATGGCACATGGTCGCACATCACAGGCGGTAGGCGTTAATGGTCAACTGGTCGAGTATCGCTATGATGGCACGGTTAAAACCGTCTCAAACTGGACTGCAGACAGCGGATTCACGCAGTATGAGTTAGGCTCAGTCCGTGACATTACGCGCTTACGTGGGCGTTATGCGTGGTCAAAAGACGGCACTGATTCATGGTTTATCACTGACCTCGAAGATGAGTCGCATCCTGACCGCTACAGTGCAGAATATCGCGCAGAATCGCAGCCAGACGGCATCATTGGCATCGGAACGTGGCGAGACTTTATCGTTTGCTTTGGTTCATCGACGATAGAGTATTTCTCCCTGACAGGCGCAACCACCGTTGGCGCTGCGTTGTATGTCGCGCAGCCATCGTTAATGGTACAGAAGGGCATTGCCGGAACATACTGTAAAACGCCATTCGCTGATTCATATGCATTCATCAGTCACCCAGCTACTGGCGCACCTTCCGTCTACATCATCGGGTCAGGGCAGGCTTCACCAATTGCGACGGCCAGTATTGAGAAAATTATCCGCTCATACACGGCTGATGAACTGGCAACCGGGGTGATGGAGGCGTTGAGGCTCGATTCGCATGAACTGCTGATTATCCATCTCCCGCGTCATGTGCTGGTTTACGATGCCTCATCAAGCCAGAACGGGCCGCAATGGTGCGTACTGAAAACAGGTTTATACGACGATGTTTATCGCGCCATCGACTTCATGTACGAAGGCAACCAGATAACGTGCGGCGATAAATCAGAAGCAGTGACAGGGCAGTTGCAATTCGACATTAGTAGTCAGTACGACAAGCAGCAAGAACATCTGCTGTTTACTCCCATCTTCAAGGCTGATAACGCCAGATGCTTCGATCTGGAAGTTGAATCCTCGACAGGCGTTGCGCAGTACGCTGACCGCCTGTTCCTGTCTGCAACCACAGACGGAATCAACTATGGTCGAGAGCAGATGATTGAACAAAATGAGCCGTTTGTGTACGACAAGCGTGTTATCTGGAAACGTGTTGGGCGCATTCGTCGATTAATCGGATTCAAACTGCGTGTAATCACCAAATCACCAGTAACACTATCCGGGTGTCAAATTCGTCTGGAGTAAAATATGGCAGATCCGTCACTTAATAATCCTGTCATTATTCAGGCCGCCCGTCTTGATGCCTCAATCCTCCCCCGCAACGTCTTCAGCAAGTCCTATCTGCTCTACGTAATCGCGCAGGGGACTGACGTTGGCGCTATTGCAGGAAAGGCAAACGAAGCAGGAAAAGGTGCCTATGACGCGCAGGTGAAGAACGATGAGCAGGATGTTGAGCTTGCAGACCACGAGGCGAGAATTCAGCAGTTACGCATCGACGTAGACAACCATGAAATCCGTATTACTGCAAATACCAATGCAATTGCAGCGCTGGATGTCAGGCTAACCACGGCTGAAGGCGAAATAGTCACCTTGCAGGCTGATGTCAGCGCTCTTGATGGTAGGGTTACGGCTGCTGAAGGCACTATTTCTTCATTGCAGGCTGATTACGTATCGAAGTCAGCAACTGCTTCTCAATCGCTGGCGTCACCTCTCAACGTGACAACGTCCTATTCAGTTGGCGGCACTAAAGTTATCGGTGCGCGACAGGCAGGATGGACAGCAGCAACCGGAACAGCACTTCTCGGTGCATTCAACGCTAACCAGGCATACACGGTCAGTGCCACATATACGCAGTCTGAGGTATCAGCTATGGCTACCGGATTGCAGCAGGCGCGACAGCGTATCAAAGCTCTCGAAGATGCAATACGTACTCATGGATTAATCAACTGATGATTACATTCACTCCCACCCGAAACATCGACCTGATAGAAATGGTCGGCAACCATCCCGACATCATTGCCGGAAGCAACAACGGTGACGGATACGACTACAAGCCTGAGTGCCGCTATTTCGAAGTGAACGTACATGGTCAGTTCGGTGGCATCGTGTATTACAACGAGATTCAGCCGCTGACCTTTGACTGCCACGCCATGTACCTGCCTGAGATTCGCGGATTCAGTAAGGAAATAGGACTGGCGTTCTGGCGATACATTCTCACCAATACCACCGTTCAGTGCGTTACATCATTTGCTGCACGCAAATTTCGCCACGGTCAGATGTACTGCGCAATGATTGGCCTTAAGCGTGTGGGAACCATCAAGAAATACTTCAAAGGCGTGGATGACGTGACGTTTTACGCCGCCACACGCGAAGAACTAATCGACTTCCTGAATCACGGGAGATAAACATGTTATATGCATTTACGCTGGGCAGGAAACTGCGCGGTGAGGAACCTCTTTTCCCTGGGAAAGGCGGAAAAGGTGGCGCAGATAAAAGCGCAAAGTATGCAGCAGAAGCGCAAAAGTATGCCGCAGACCTGCAAAACCAGCAGTTCAACACCATCATGAACAACCTGAAGCCGTTTACTCCTCTGGCAGATAAGTATATCGGCAGTCTTGAAGGTTTATCGTCTCTCGAAGGTCAGGGGCAGGCGCTTAATAATTACTATAACTCCCAACAATACCAGGACCTTGCAGGGCAGGCTCGCTATCAGAATCTGGCAGCGGCAGAAGCAACAGGTGGCCTGGGTTCTACAGCGACCAGTAACCAGCTTGCAGCAATCGCCCCAACACTTGGTCAGCAATGGCTGTCAGGTCAGATGAATAACTATCAGAACCTGGCAAATATTGGTCTTGGTGCGCTTCAGGGGCAGGCAAACGCCGGACAGACATATGCCAACAATATGAGCCAGATTTCACAGCAAAGCGCGGCTCTTGCAGCGGCAAATGCCAACAGGCCATCAGCTATGCAATCTGCTGTTGGTGGTGCTGCCTCCGGTGCATTGTTAGGTGGTGGAATAGCCAATGCTTTGTCAATGTCAACCCCATGGGGAGCGGCTATCGGTGGTGGTATTGGTCTGCTTGGTTCTTTGTTTTAAGGGGTAATCAATGGCTACGTGGCAACAGGGTATTAATTCTGGTGGTTTTCTGGCTGGCATTGGCGCGCAAAATGAAAATGCACCAAAGGCAAGCGACATTAACGCAACGCTTGGCCTGATTCGCGAAAACAATGATTTGGCTCGCTCAGGCGCTAATAATGTGGCTTTAACAGGGCTGCGTGGTCTGGCTGGCGTTGCTGATATTTATAAGCAGGAACAGCAACAGAAAGCGCTAAACGCATTCAACCAGGTTCATGCCAACGCATGGGCTACTGGCGACCCGTCTGGCCTGTTTAAGTTTGCTCAGGAAAACCCGGCGTTTGTTGCGCAGGCACAGCAGGCGTTTTCCGGTCTTAATGAGCAGCAGCGTAACGATATGGGCGATTTGGCTATGAAGGCTAACGTCGCTCTTTCTCAGGGGCCGGAATCCTACAGTAAATTCATTACTGATAACAAGGACAGGTTAAACCGTGTTGGCGCTAATCCAGACTGGATGATACAGACTGGAGTACAGAATCCAGAACAGCTATCACACATGTTGACTACGATGTCTCTCGGTGCGCTTGGGCCAGAAAAGGCGTTTGCTGTTCAGGATAAGATGGTTGGCCGTGAGATTGACCGAGGCAGGCTGGCTGAAACAATCCGCAGCAATCAGGCTGGAGAAGCTCTTCAGCAACGCGGGCAAGATATCACCGTTCGCGGGCAAAACATCAGCGCTAAGAACGCGGAGCTATCGCGTGAAATTCAGCGGGCCGAATTACAGGATAAGGTTCTCGATCGTCAAATTGCCAGAGAGACTAACCAGATAAAACTTGATGAGCTTAAGCAGAAGCAAGCTGATGTTCGTCAGAAGGCTGAAATAGCTCGCGCTGACAGACAGGCCGCCGCTCAGGGCGCAGTTGATACGTTCAGCACTGCGCTTGATTCTCTCAACGAGATAGAGCAAAGCCCCGGCCTTTCAAAAGCAGTAGGCATTCGCTCAGCGTTTCCGACAGTTCCTGGTTCTGATGCAGCTAACTTTGAAGCAAGGCTCGACACCTTTAAAGCTCAAACTTTCCTTCCTATGGTGCAGTCCCTGAAGGGGATGGGTGCTCTCTCGGATGCTGAGGGTAAAAAATTATCCGATGCAGTTGGTGCTCTAAGTCCCAAAATGAGTGAAAAAGCTTTTCGTGACTCTATCGGAAAGATTCGAAATCAGCTTGAAAGTAAGTTAAGCACTGTTAAAAAACAGTTTGATTATCAGGAGCCGGTACAGAATGCGCCAGTACAACAATCTCCTGCTGGCAGCAACTTTTCTTCACTATGGGGTGATTAATGGCTAAAGCATGGAAAGATGTTATCGCCTCTCCACAGTATCAGGCGTTAGCACCAGAACAAAAAGCGCAGGCTCAGGAGCAATACTTCAATGAAGTCGTGGCCCCGCAAGCCGGAGAAAATGCAGAGCAGGCTAAGCAAGCTTTCTATGCTGCCTATCCATTGCCATCTGTGCAGCCAGTGGAGACACAGCAACCAGTAGCACAGCAACAACCACAGCAAAGTGGATTTATGTCTGATCTTGGCGAAGCAGTAAAAGAGACTGGTCGCGGACTGGTGCAGGCTGGTGTAAACGTGGCAAACATACCTGCATCAGTTACCGATGCTGTGACAAGCGCGGCGGCATGGGCTGGCGGTAAACTCGGCATTGGCGATGGGACATATCAACCAGCGCCACGAGTAACAACGCAGGGATTAGAGCAGGACTTTGGCCTTCAGCAAGGCTCGCTGACTCCACAAACGACAGAAGGAATGGTATTTGCTGAGGCATTACCTTACCTCACTCCTGCTGGCGTTGAGAGAGCGGCAACACAGGCACCAACACTTGCTGGTCGAATTGCTCAGGGGGCAACACGACTTCTCGCAGAAAACGCAGTCGGATCACTTGCTGCAAACAGTACGAAAGATGATGCGGAAGCACTCGCCACCGATTTAGGCGTTGGCGTTCTGGCTGGCGGCGCTATTAACGCTGTAGGACGTGGATTAGGTGCTGCTTATCGTGGCGTTCGTGGTGCGATAGCACCAGAAGCGCAACAGGCTATCAGATTTGCAGAGCGTGAAGGATTGCCTCTGCACACCACCGACCTGTTACAACCTACTTCCCGTGTCGGAAAAATGGCGCAGACGACAGCAGAAAATATCCCACTGGCTGGCACAAGCGGAGTGAGAGCAACGCAGCAGGAAGCAAGAAGCCAGTTGGCGCAGAGATTTGCTGATAAATTCGGCGAGTACGATCCGGTAGTTGTTATTGACAGCCTTAAAGCGAAAACATCAGGAATTCGTCGTGCCGCAGGGAACCGTCTTGAGAAGGTTAAGAATGCAATGGCGGGAGTAAACATTCAGCCTGCACGAGCAATTCAGCAGATTGATACTGAGATATCTAACCTCCAGAAGCTTGGTAAGGTCGCTGATAACGAGACGATTTCAAAACTTCAGTCATATCGTGATGAGCTTGTTCGCAATACTGGTCCTGATGGTCCGGTAAATCTGGATTTGAAGCAATTAAGCGATCTGCGCAGCCAGTTCAGAATGGACGTGAAGGGTGAGCGACCAGTGTTACCAAACCGTTCAGATGCCGCCATTCAGCGCGTTTACAAGGCGATGACCGACGATATCAATGGTGCCATTGGTCAGAATCTTGGCAACGATACTCTCCGTAAATATCAGCAGGCCAATGCCGTCTACGCTGACGAAGCGGCGAAACTAAAGAATACCAGGCTGAAGAATGTTCTCATGAAAGGAGATCTGACGCCGGAAGTTGTCAACAACATGCTATTCAGCAAGAACAAATCGGAAATTAAGACGCTGTATAACTCAGTTGGTCGCGTTGGAAGGGAGCAAATGCGCAACGGCATCATTGGCAAGGCGATGGAGAAATCAGGCGGATCCCCTGACCAGTTCCTTCGTCAGCTTAACATCCTACAAAACCAGACTGGCATCACATTTAAAGGTCAGGATGCTGCTTACCTGAAAGGATTGAAAAACTACCTGCAGTCCACTCAGCAGGCAGCGAAAGCGGCAGTAACAACACCGACAGGTCAGCAAACCATCCCCTTCATCATCGGATATGGTACAGCAATGAACCCGGCGACAACTGGCGCAGCAGTAAGCTACGGCCTTCTTACTCGCGCGTATGAGAGCGAGCCATTCAGAAATGCAATGCTCCGAATGGCAAACACTCCACGCGGATCAACAGCGTTTGAGAAAGCCATGCAGCAGGCACAAAAGGCAATTAACGCCCTGACTCAGGGGGCTAAGTCTGATGCGTTGTCAGAATAGCTTTGTAAACATCATGAACGTGAAGAATCTGAATATGTAGAACACGAGATTTATCGTATCTCTCTGCATAGGCGATACCTTTACTGATTGTTATCTGATGTTACTGCTACTGTTGCATGTAACTGTGTTTCCAAAACCTGAATTGCAGTTTGTATAAGTGTCAACGCGTGTTGGATAGGGTTGAGTTATAACAGGCTGTCTCGCTTTTTGCTCGATCGCTTGCATTGTGTTTACAGCCTGATAATTCAATAAAGCCTGCTGGAATGCTTGGCTTTGCGCAATCTGTTGCGCCTGTTCCTGGCTTTGCAGCCTTACATAAAGATTCTGAAGTTCAAGCCTTGCCTGTGCATCGCTTATCTTGCCCTCATCGACTCCTTTCCCGAGCATCTTCGCGGCAAGAACATACAGTTTAGTGGTTGGTGCTGATACCATTCGTGAGTCGTTCTTCACGCTTGAATCAAGGCAATTTGCCATGTCACTAAGCTTTGGATAGCGTTGTTCGCAACTTGCTTGGTAGTCACTTACTTTTGCGCACCCTGCTAGCAGAAGTGGGATAATTAACAGTGATTTTTTCATATGATTAACTCTCCTTAGTTTTGTGCAGGATACCATGAGGTCAGTGCAAGGGGGAGCAAGCTATCTCTAAAGTTGTGGATTGCAGAAAAACGCGAAGCTACAGCAATGGCTACCGCATCAGCAGCCGTCCGCGCCAAAAACAAATTAGCCGAACGGGTAGGGGAAGGAAAGAACTACGCCGCCATTATCCCGGTTGAAAAGAAGCTTGGGCAGAAGTTCAAATGGCAGCCACTTCGTAAGTGGTGCCGGGATAATGATGTCTCACCGCATGATGTAGATGACCCGCGATTTGGATCGGTTAAGTCTTGGCCTAGAGCCGCTTGGCTTGCTGTGTATGGCGTAGATTTGCGCAAGATATTTTAATCAGCCGAATTCTCGGCCAATAAAACCAACCTCGCTCCGGCGGGGTTTTTTTATACCAAAATTCTACTACAGCTCGACTGTGTGGATTACTTTTGCTTGGAGCAAAGTTAAATGTCAGATATCACCGCAAATGTTGTCGTTAGCCAACCGGCTCAGTTGTTCACGCTGGCTCGATCATTTAAAGCCAATGCTAACGGTAAAGTTTATATCGGTCAGATTGACACTGATCCGGTTAATCCTGCAAACCAGATTCAAGTTTATATTGATCCAGAAAATGGTTCAGACCTAATTCCTGTTGCTCAGCCAATCGTAATTAACTCAGGTGGGTACCCTGTATACAACGGGCAGATTGCCAAGTTCGTAACCGTGCAAGGCCATTCAATGGCGGTTTATGATGCTTATGGTGCTCAGCAGTATTATTTTCCTAATGTGCTTAAGTACGATCCAGATCAATATTCAATAGAAGCTGATAAAAAATTTAAGTATTCAGTAAAATTATCAGATTATCTAACATTGCAGGATGCTGCATCTGCTGCGGTAGATGGACTTCTCATCGATGTTGATTATCATTTTACTGACGGAGAAACTGTTGATTTTAGTGGTAAAAAGTTAACAATTGAATGTAAGGCAAAATTTATTGGAGATGGTAAATTAACATTTGAAAATTTAGGCTCAGGATCACGCATTGTTCATCCACACATGCAGTCACAAACGGTGCCTTACGTTATATCAAGATGGGATAGCAATGGGGAGTGGATAACTGAACCCTCTACTATCATTTCTACTCTTACTCAAAGCAGAACGCAAGGCTACGCACCTACAGTTAATGATGTAGATATATATAACTCTCTACCAGATAATGTTAAAAACCAAAATTTAATATCACATCTCATTATATCTAATTCATCAGGCATAGATGTGTTTTATCCAAAAGCAACGTTTGGATCATATGAATCATTTAAAAATAATAATGTGAAGTTTTGGTATCCACGTGATTTTTATGGAGACATGTCAAACTGTATCGCATTTACTGCATGGGATAGCACCGATTACTACCATGGTAATTATGTAATCGGAGGTTCAACTAATTATGGATCAGGAAGTGGGGTGTGTTTTTATCGAAATGATGGAGGGGTTGGCCATGATGGAGGAGTCATTGGTGGATTTACCCCTTACAGATGCGGTGAATCAGGTGTTAAAACATACCAGAACGAAGTTAACGGGATAAGTCAAAGATGTTATAATCTTCGTTTCATCGATATCAATCCGATAGAAACGTACTATGATGGTGTAGATCTGAATGCTGACTATGGCACGCCAACTGAACGCCAGCATGATTACACATTGGCGCAATACGCTTGGAACAACCTTCCAACAAACCACATCGTTAGCAACATTCAAGCGTATAAGACTCATGGAGTTGGTATTTTTGGTGACGGATCTACAGGGTTTTATCGAGATATCTATGCATCATATTCTCGTGGCGCAGGTATATTTATCAAAGGAAGTGGGAAGAATTTTAAAAACCTAACTTCCATTCAAAACAATGCAGCTAACACGCCAGGAGAAAACCAGATTATACTTGACGGAGCAAACATAATTGATGGTGTAAATATAATAAATTACACACAACCAACAGGACTTGCGATTTTTGCTCCAAATTCTACAGTCACTAATCTTAATGCTCCAAGTGTTCCTTCATCATCCATAAACATTGGCAATATTGAGGGTCTGGTGGTTGGCAACCTAATACATGTGCAGCCAAATCTTGCAAATCAAACTTCAGCTGTGTATTTAAATGTAGTCAATACTAGTGTGGCATCTAAAAGAGAGGATACCATAAAGATTGGCCCAGGAGCGTCAGAGGTTACCAGATATGTAATTTCAGGTAGTTCACCTAGGTTAACCATGAGAGAAAACCATGGCGATTTTGGGTCGGTAAATATTGCATTCTCTGGGACCGTCCTGCCAGACGAGGCCGTACCGGATGCAAATTCCTATGCTGTATATTGGGATGGGACAAACCTCACTGCTTTGATAAATCACGGTGGTGTTCTTACAAGACAGAAGTTAACAACATAAATTATAAACGGCTGCCTAGGCAGCCGTTTATTTATCTAGTTGATTATATATTTTCCGATTTTTTCAAAAAGGAAATCAGAACCAGGCTTTGTCAAGTGACCCCAATCTACAGCAGTGACAAAATCCGGACCATCTCCAACCCTTGTTAAGCATCCACTTTCATTACATAGAGCGCTGTATGCTGAGATGTATTCAGCCCCCAACTTAGGCACGTTTTCATCAAAGTACTTATCCCATCCTTTAATTTCATCGTTTAATCCATATGACATGTATATAGGTGGCGTTTTTTTGAATTCACTTGTGTAATTTGATATCACCTTAACTAAATTAGCATTCCATTCAGGAACAGGGCCAACAACTATCAGCCTTGATTGCGGTGATGCTTTCTTTATTTTTTTTATTGTTAAAGAGAGAGCTTCAATTGCTAACTTTTTATCATGAACTCCATTTGAACCACGAACAGACCACGTTAGTAATACTATCTCAGGTTTAACCATACCAATCTCTTTAATCCTGCCAGAGTTAATTGAACTAACGTCTCTTTGGAGGTCGTCCTTACCACTAACAAACAATGGCGGGGCGTTTCCGTCTGTCATTTGACTTATCACATACTTTTTATTGTTGTTTTTTATGTAACTCGACAATCCATTATAGAGCGCTGCTGCATATGAATCACCGATTATAAAAATATTATTTCGGCTATTTTTAATGCAACCGTTAGATATGGCATCTTTTAACAGCACAGAGTGACATATGCCACCGCGCAATAGCTCACCATATTTATAGTAATCGTACACATTTGTGACAGAAGCATACTCACCTGCTGATTTGTTTACGCTTCTTTCTTTAATTCCATTCATGGAGTACGTGACAATCCCAAATACGCCAGAGCCAAATACGACGACAGCTAGAATAATAGTTGCAACTGACCTTTTTGCAGAATGACGCAAAGGCTTTTCTAAAAGAAAATAAGTTAAAATAGCCAATACTAATGCCAGCGCCATTAGAATCAATAACTCATTGGTACTCGGTGATCCAGAAAATATAGAACGATAGAATGAATAAACTGGCCAGTGCCATAGATATAGCGGGTAGCTTATAAGCCCAATAAAAACAATAGGTTTAAAGCTGAGTATTTTTGATGCAATCCAATCATTTCCATTTGATGCTATTATAAGAGATGCGCCAATTACTGGAATTATCGCGATGTAACCAGGGAAAGCCATCTTTTCATTAATTAATGCTATTGACAGAGTTATTATTATAACGCCTATCAATGACATAGATTTAGATACTGATGTTTTTATACCCATGAAACGTAATGTTGCTATTATGGCACCAGCCATTAACTCCCAGAATCTTGAGGCTGGGGAGTAGTAGTTAGCACCACCTTCGTATGCCATGGTAAAAACACTAATTGTATAGCTAACTATAAATATTGCTGCGCATGATAGAAGTATATTACGTTTAGAGTATTTGCTTTTGAAGCATAACAAGATAACTATAGGCCACAATATATAGAACTGCTCTTCAATACCTAAAGACCAAAGGTGCAACAATGGTTTAAGATAGGATTGAGAATCAAAATAACCTGATTCACTCCATAGTGTTAAGTTTGATATGAAGAAAGCGCCTGAAAAAACGTGCTTCCCAAGTGATTTGTAATCATCTTGGAAAAAATAAACCCATCCGATTATAATACATGATATAAGAACTATCGAAAGAGCTGGGAATATTCTTAGTATTCTTCTCTTGTAAAATTCCACATAAGAGAATGAATTACTTGATGCCGATTTTAATATAATAGATGTGATAAGGTATCCAGATATCACAAAAAATATATCAACCCCAACAAAACCACCAGGAAGAATAGAAGGGAAGTAGTGGAAAATGACCACTGACAACACTGCTACTGCTCTCAATCCATCTATATCAGGTCTGTATTTTAAGTGTTCCAA